TATTAAGGTATAATAATTAATAAAATAAAGGTTATGTATTTAGATGTAAATAAGGCTTATTCGTCCTTTGATTCGAATCTTGCAAAAAACGAAAAAAACGATTGTTTTGTTAGAGCATTAGCTGTTGCTACTGGTAGTGCTTATGAAGCTGCTCATGAGAAAGCTAAGTCTAGCTTTGGTAGACCTGATAAGAAAGGTACTCCTAATGAGAATATAGTAGCTCAAATGTTAAATTATGAGATGAATGGTATGACTATAGGTGATAATACTTATAGCGTATCAGTTTTAGGTAATAAAGATACTAAGAACGTATATAAGTTATATGGAGAAAAAGTATTGAGACAAAAGACTCTTAAATCTTTTATAGAGAGTCATCCTAAAGGTACTTATATAGTAACTGTTGCCAAGCATGCTTTAACTGTTAAAGATGGTGAGGTAATGGATTGGAATTCAAATAAGTTCTTACCTACAAGAAAGATTCAAGGTGCTTATAAGATTGATAGTAAAGAGGTAGATAACCAATTGAAGTTATTTTAATATGACTAATCAATTCTATAAAATGAGTATGGAGCAGTATTCAAAGTCTTCTGATAATATTACCCAGACTAGAGCTCTGCTCCTAGAGAGATTACTTCATAAGTATCCACATACTGTACATGATACAGAAGATAACGATATAAGATTCAGAACCGATATAGACGGCCAACAGATCGATCTTACCATAAGCCTATATAATGGGTTGGGTGTTGTTACGGCTGGAGGTTATGATGATTTACATAATAGAGTCGTTTTAGATATTCAAAAAGAGGTTGATGATATATACTTACATTATGTTTAAAAAGAAAATTTCGTGGGGACTTGCGCTTTTTTGCGCTGCGGCGATAGCCGTATCTTGTCAAAAAGACGACCTATCCCCCTCCTACATTTGCACCAACGGCGAGTGCGATGCTGCTATAATATTTCCTATGCTACCTGATTCAAACGGATATTACCATGTACCGTTAGATTGGTCGAGAGAGTATCTTCCGTACTTTTCCGTTGATGTTAGAGCATCTCAAGTTATTCCGGAGTTTAGATATAACGAAGAATCAGTAGTAAGAGCTAATTTTGATAGTGATACGTCATGGATTATAGGAGATTCTTTAGTTATGACGGTTCCTATCTTTAGACCTTTTACAGGAGATTGGAATCAAACAGGTAGTCCGTTACCGGTAGGTTGGCAAGACATAAGTCTTAGTCAGTTTGAAGGTATAGAAATCAATATAGCACAGCCTACTACCATATATTTTAAGAAAGTAGGTAATGCAATGCAGTCTAAAAGGGTATTAGGACCGTTTATCCCACAGATGATAGGTGATACTATTACTATTGCAATGAAAATACAATGGGATGCAGGTATGTATTCCCAGACCAAGGAAGATTATTTAGCAAAATTTATTGTAGAATAGTTGATTCTTTGAAAAAAAAGTATTATCTTAATTATATTATTAGAATATATAAGATATATGATAAAAGATAATATATAAGTATATAAATATATATTAATAATAGATAAAATAATAAAATATGTCATTGACGAAGGATAAAATCCAAAAAAACTACGAAAAGCACTTAAAAATAGTCGAAACTTATATTACCGACCGTAAGGATAAGGTATTATCTATGATCGATTCATTTCAAGAAGAGTATGCTCTAGCTCCAGCTAGTGGTAAAACTTGGTACCATAATGCTTTTCCGGGTGGGTATGTTGACCACGTCAATAGAGTTGTTGAATATGCGGTGAAGCAAATGAGGTTATACAAAGAGATGGGTGGAGATATTGATTTCACCGAAGAAGAACTTGTCTTTGCCGCATTATTTCACGACTTAGGTAAATTAGGTGATGGAGATAAGATGAATTACCTACCTCAGACCGATAAATGGAGACAAGATAAGTTAGCAGAGATGTATACAAACAATCCAGAGTTAGATTTTATGCTAATTCCAGATCGTTCTTTGTTTGTACTACAGAAATTCGGTATTGAGGTAACTAAAAAAGAGTTTTTAGCTATAAGATTACATGATGGTGTGTTTGATGATGCTAATAAAGCTTACTTTTTCAGTTATAACCCATCATCAAGACAAAAAACTAACATTATAAAGGTTCTACATACAGCAGATTTCTTAGCCTCACAGGTTGAGTACGATAATAATGTAGGATTACAAGGATATCAACAAAGTAAGGTGAAAAAGACACAAGCTTCTACAGGAAAACGTGTCAATGCTTCGGACGGACTTGCAAAAACACTAAAAAATCTATAAATGCAAGAAGTTTTTTCAATATATAACATTATTTCCGGAGTTTTAGTTGGTACTCTTATTATTTTTATTTATATTTTAAGAAATCTACTAATTAAAGTGGAGAAATACGAGGATGAAGTCGTAAAATTACAAGACACCCTTAGTACTATTCAGAATACATTAGCAGATTCAAAAAAGCACCTTAATCAACTTGACGAACGTGGGGTTTTTGAGTCAGATGACGAGGTCGGTTATTTTTTCGAACAATTGAAAACAGTTCAAGATGAACTAGACCGATTAACAAATGCCCAGGAAGAAAAGCAAAGCTAATTACTTTACAAAAGAGACAGAAGAATATATAGTTAAGTACAATGAGTCAAAAGACCCAGACTATAGAGCTAAAATTTTTACTGATCACATTTACTTACCTTTTTATAAGTTAGCAGAAAACATTATACACACTTTTAAGTTCTATTACACAGATGTTGAAAAGATAGAAGACTTAAAACACGAATTAGTTTCTATTTTACTAGAAGAAAAGATTATGAAGTTTGATCCTACTAATGGAGCTAAGGCATATTCTTACTTTGGTACCATAGTTAAACGTTGGTTAATAAATTATAACAATAAAAACTATAAAAGACTAAAGCAAATAGGTAGTTTCTCCGAAATGGAAGAATCTTATGACCCTAAACTAACTAATAAGATGGGAGAAGAAGCAGGAATAACATTATCTGCTTTTATCGATAGGTGGGTTGAAAGTACTTACGAAACTTTAGATGAAACCTTTGTTAAAGATTCAGATAAAAAGATAGCAGACGCAGTACTTACTATTTTTAGAACTAGAAACGATTTAGATATCTTCAAAAAGAAAGCTCTTTATATTTACATAAGAGAGATGACAGATTGTGAAACTCCTTCACTTACCAAGGTTATTAATATACTTAAAGATGACTTTAAAGCTAAGTATCAAAAACTTTATGACCAAGGTTTAATCGTCAATAAATTACGCTGATCTATTTATAATAAACTAAAGACATGAGTTTAGATAAAGAAATATTTGACGGTAAGACTCTATCTGATCTCTTCTCTGAGATTCATAATAACTCAACAACTACCAGAGCTCAAGTAAAAGCTTTGATAGGAGAGTTAAAACCATTAATCGAAAACATAGGAGATGCTACATTGATAGTACCTATGATAAAAGAATATATGGAAATAGGTGTTAAGAATGATGAAGCACTCATAAAACTTGCAACTATTGTACAAAGAATCGAAACTGCTCAAGCTAAAGGAGATGGAAGTGATATGTTTGACTTCTCTGAATTACAAGATCTTTTAGATGAGCAAGATGACATAAAAGAAGAGATAACAGAAGTAGACAAAAAAGACACCGAGGAAGATGTTTAATTTTGGAGGAGGTATAATAGCTAGAGCCATAGCAGGAGCTAGAGGAGCTGGTGCACCACCTACTTTTAATTTTGGAAGAGTAGTTGAGGTGGTATTAGATGAATCAAGTCCCTACTGGGATGAATTTGGTAGGTCTCAATCTATAAATGGTATTAAGTATAGACCATTAGATAAAGCAGTTTCAGAAGAAGAAGTTGAAGAACTACCATTTGCCTATTGCGGTAGCTCTAGTTTAATACACGTACCTTTAAAAAACGAGATAGTAATTATAACATCATTACCATCTGAAATGAGAACTTTAGATTCTCTCCAAACTAAAACTTACTGGTTTTCAATTGTAAACCTTTGGAACCACCCCAACCATAATGCATACCCCGACACACGACAGTCTGGTACCGGAAAAGTTGACTTAGGTGAAGAATTTGAAGAAGCAGACACCGTAGCTCCTTTGCAAACATACCCTGGTGATACTCTTATATCAGGCAGACATGGAAACACCATTAGATTAGGTGGAACTAAGTATAAACACAATCCTCTATCTGATGATAGTAATAACGGTTCACCATTTGTTATTATAAAAAATAAAATGAAAGAACCTGAGGACGGTATGGCTTTATCATCCGAAGATATTAACGAGGACGGTTCTTCTATCTATATGGTATCGGATCATGAAGTACCTTTAGAGGAAGCTAACACTAAAGCTGCATCTTGGAAAGAACCTGCTGATTTAGCAGCAGTGTACAAAGGAGATCAGGTAGTTGTAAATGGCGGTAGACTATTTTTTAATGCTAAAGAAGAAGGGGCATTTATTGCTGCTAAAGACTATGTAGGTTTAGCATCTGCAGAGATACACATAGATGGAGATGATATGGTATCAATAGACGGTAAAAAAATATATCTAGGTACTATTGCTTTAAACAGAGAAGATGAACCTCTTATAAAAGGTACGACAATGCAAGACTGGTTAAGTATGTTCATGGACACTTTAGACGTTTTAGTAAAGAGTTTAGGCAC